TGCCAGAAGAGCAGGTCATAAGGCTGCGATGAAAGCGGCACCTAAAGCGGGGTCCAAATTAGCAAGTACGTTTGCAAAAGGTCGTGCTACTGTTGGTCTACATAACACTCGGATTAAAATGTCCAAGACGGCGAAGCAACAGTTTGCTCGAGGTTATACAAGGGCTTTACGGACGAGTAACTATTAACATAAAAGACTGTCTAAGCCTTTGCTAACCGGTAAAAGATACACTTTGGAATTCCAAAGACAGTCTAATCGGTAAAAGATATGAATTAGACTATCTAAAGGAGGCGGGATGGGTGATGTAATAGATTTAGGAATAATAACCAAGGCTAACGTTCCACCAGACTATGTGCTGGAGAAGTCTATGGGCAAGTTGGATGAAGTAGTAGTCATTGGTTATGACAAGGATGGCGAGGAGTTCTTTGCATCCTCAGTTGCAGACGGTGGAGATGTGCTTTGGCTGCTGAAGAGATGCGAGATTGCATTGATGCGCATGGCAGAAGCTAACCATTCCGACTTACACAAGGAGAGTTGACATGGCAAAGAAAGGAATAAAGGCAAGGATATCGGGCAGTCAACGAGCGGCACGTAAAAGAAATATAAAGGTGGCTCAGGCAGCAAAGAAGAGAAGTAAACCAGGTAGCGCACGCCATAAGGCAGGTAAGGCATTTGCCGCCGGATATAAGGCTGCTCGCCGTAAAGGTGCAAGTAAGGCAAAGGCACGGTTTAAGGGTCATCAATACGCTACTATGAAATCTCCGTTAGGGTCAAGCAAGATGATAAAGGCGGCAGGTGGTGCTATGTCACTAAGAAAGAAGTTCGGTCGTTCTAACATAAGTGGTAAACCTACTGCAAAGAAGTCATCGAAAGAATTTTACAGAGGAACTGTAAGCGCCTATCAAAGAGGTGATTGGAAAGGGGCAGGACGTCAATCAGTTAACTGGTTTAGTAAGTAATGCTAAGCATAGGCTTCGCATATTCCAATTTGTAAAAGATACGTTTTAGACTATCTAAGCAGGGATATACTATGACAGGTCCCAGACCAGAACAGAAGTCTGACTTACACAACGAACGGATGTACGCATTACGCTACCATCCGATTCAATACCTCTACTCTATCTCTCAGTCTCGATTCCGAGTAGTTCCTGCAGGACGGCGATCAGGTAAGACCGAAATAGCTAAACGTCGACTTGTAAGAACTGCATTCTCCACACCTCAAAATGGAGGAAGTTCATTCCCCGATCCAATGTACTTTTTCGCAGCTCCTACACGTGATCAAGCGAAACGTATTTATTGGAAGGACCTGAAGTTAATGGTTCCCGCTAGAAACAGATCAGCTCCCCCTTCCGAGTCACGACTTATTATGTTCTGCAAAACAGGTGCGGAAATCCATGTGTTAGGTATGGATAAACCAGAACGAGTTGAAGGTACTCCATGGGATGGAGGGGTTCTCGACGAGTATGGTAATATGAAGAAGCAAACGTGGCCTGAGCATGTGAGACCGGCACTTGCCGACCGTCTTGGTTGGTGTGACATAATAGGTGTGCCAGAAGGACGTAATCATTACTACGATCTCTACAAGAAAGCTCAAACACAGGCAATGAGAGAGGAACCACTTGGTAACGTTCCTCAGTGGAACTCCTACCATTGGTTTAGTGCAGACATACTGCCAGCTAGTGAAATCGAAGCTGCGAAAGAAGACTTAGATGAGCTCACCTATCAACAGGAGTTTGAGGGATCGTTTATCAACTTCACAGGTCGTGCATATTATAACTTCTTAGAGCAAACCCACTGTGATCGTTTACTATACAATCCTGCAAAGGACCTTATATTTACTTTTGACTTCAACGTTGCTCCAGGTACTGCAGGCGTTATACAAGAACAACATTTACCTAGTAGAGGAACTGGAGTTAGAAGGTGGGGAAGTGGTATTATAGGAGAGGTGTTTATACCACGTGGTTCAAACACTGTGAGAGTATGTGATAAGCTGATTAAGGACTGGGGTAGGCATAAAGGACGTATATTCTGTTACGGTGATCAAACTGGTGGAGCAAGAGGATCGGCAAAGATACTTGGATCGGATTGGCAGCTTATCAAAGAGAAGTTATGGTCGCACTTTGGCGCTGACCGAGTTTTATTTAGAATACCATCTAAGAACCCACGAGAAAGAGATCGCGTCAACTCTGTCAACTCACGACTTTTAAACACGAAGAACGAAATACGTATGATGGTGGATCCTAGTGCAGCACCTAAGATAGTAAAAGACTTTGAGGGAACAGTCGTTATAGAGGGCGGTAGCGGTGAGATCGATAAGACATCCAATCCGGAAATGTCGCACTTAACAGACGGTATAGGATACTACACGAACCGTGAGTATCCTGTGAAGAAGACTTACGAACCCTCAGGTAGGAAACATTGGAAGTAGCTATATTGAAGGGATTGACTACTGTGGATGAAATAAAAACAATCGATATAGAAGCGGAAGTAGCCAAGCGCGCACTTCAGTACGAGAAGGAGTTAGAAGAAGTTATGTGTAGTTTGTTTCGAGTTCCTTCCGAATTTGTAACGAACTATCCAGACCGCAGTTCTACTGAGCTCCGTATGAGAGGAATACTATGGTCAGTAACGAGTTAAAGGTAAGCTCGCCACAAGATCCTCCTATCCCGTTACGTGGCGACATAGAGCATCCCGGACTTTTTCCTGGCATGCGGTGGGCATGGCAGTTTTTTTCCGGGATGCTCACTTCTTTTAAAGGAGGTAACTACTATGCCTAAGGCATTTAGAGATTGAGTTAAGAAGGGTGGGCGAGTTCGCACCAAGAAATTAAAAGGTAAGAAGTATATGCGTATCTGCTTTATTAAAGGCAAGAGTTATGCTGGAGAAGTTAAAACAAAAAAGGGATAACTATAATGGCATCAGACGATAGAATAGTCAAAGTATTATGGAGAAACGTTGATACGATTTTACTTGCTTTTTTGTTGATAATATGGATTTTGAAATGGAGTTGAAATGGAACCTGGTTTAGCGGAGCATTTGCCTCCAGACTTGATGCAGTATGGAGTGGCGGTAGTAGTAATCGTTGTAGTATTAAGGCTAGTACTTGACTTCCTGGTTACATGGAAAACCAGTAGCGGAAAGAACAACGGTATTTCTAGACTTACTCCTCCAGTATCGGATTATTGCAAAAAATGCGACGTACGACTAGAAAGACTTACAAAGCAGATGGACAATCTGTGGGATATGCATAATAAGTATAACGACGACGGTTCTCCAAAGTGGTATACTCCAGTTACTGTACTAAATAGTATCCACCAAGATTTACAGTATCAGTATAAATGCCAGAAGGATATGTTGCAAACGATTAAAGATCACGGCACGTTGGATAGAGCGGCAGTAGAAGTAGCCACTAGTAGGCATTCTTTACTAGCATCGTCATTAGAATCTGGTATCGAGAAAATGATTGAACTTATTGGACTGTTAAGGGATTTTAAAAAATAATGTTTATTCCAGATAACTTAGAGTTGTATGAGATAGTCCCAAAGTCCGTCTATGACATGTATCCCATCCACGGAGAGAAAATGTGGATGATGTTTGACGACAGACTACTTCGCACTTATGACATGTTACGTAAGAAGTACGGTCCTGCCTATCTTAACAACTGGTACTGGGGAGGACTGCGACAAGAAAGAGGATACCGATTACTTAATACCACCACAGGTTCGCCTTTCTCACAGCATAAGTTTGGAAGAGCATTTGATATGACTTTCAGGGACTATAGTGCAGATGAGGTAAGGAAAGATATACTAGCATCTCCGTATTCTGTGACGTTTCAATATATTGCTTGTGTGGAGATGGACGTAGGTTGGTTGCATATAGATACTGGCAACCGATTTAGGATAAGTAGACAAGAAGGATTTATTCAAAAGGTATATCTGGTATAGGAGTAAAAATGGACAATGTCATAGATTTAGGAATAATAACCAAGGCTAACGTGCCACCAGACTAT